CCTTCAATCTGGACACTTAACATTAACAATCCGGCCAATAATCCGCCGGATCTTTACCCTTCGGCATACAATGGATTTTATCAAGGATATTACAATCCTTCCGATACAGGAAACGCACCGCGGAGTTTTTCGCTTTTTAAGCTGCCCATGTATTCAATCCAGTATGGGCAATGGAATCATGTCGTTGAATCATTCGGCAATGGCAGGCACAGGATTTATTTGAACGGGGTGAAAACCTATGATGCCCCGTACACCAACGCGGGATGGCAAGGAATTGTGTTGGGAGCGTATAATCACGATGGAGCCAACGCCTGCAATAGCAGGATTGACGAGATTGGTATCTGGAACCGCGCACTTTGTGATCAAGAGGCAAGCTGCCTTTTCTATAACGGCCTAGGTCATTTCTTTCCATTTCCCGAAAGCGTAGAGATTTCCATAACCAATCTCTCCTGCACCTATTCCGGCTCGCCATGTCCTGTGGGCGTTACGATTACGCCAGATTGGATTCCATATTCGGTGACATATAACGGATCTACCAATGTGCCAGTCAACTCAGGGACATATGCGGTTAATGTCCAATCTACAGATACTTGCTTCCCTGCATCAGCAAGCGCGACCTTAGTTATCAACAAAGCACCCGCCACAATTTCTGTATCGAATCTGAACAATGAGGGTACTGGAAGCCCGATCTGCGCGAATGTTACCACGAATCCGGCTGGCCTATCGTATGTTGTCACTTACGATGGCAGCACAAATTGCCCATCTGCTACTGGATCGTATTCCTTGGTTGCGACCATTACAGATCCCAACCATGTGGGGCAAACATCGGCAGATTTTAAGATTATCTGCTATCCGACTCAAATTACCATCAATGCTACGGATCATTATTTCAGCGGATGCCAGTATGCTGCTACGGCCAGTTCAGATCAACCTAATGCACAGATCCAGATTACCTATACCAGCTTAACTAAAAACAACGCTGAAACGACAACCGCGCCGACATTGATAGACAGGTACAGGGTTGTTGCAACTGCTTTGAATCCTTATTGCGGAACTGCTGTTGCATGGATGTCTATCTTTCCAGCCAGCTCTAGGGGAAGCGTATTGAAGATTGCCGATGGGCAATGGAGGTACTGCAATTACGGGTTAGTGTTTACTGCGGGGACTGCCGATGATCTGTATCAGCAGGTTTATGAGTATCGGTTGGCTCATGGATTGAATGTATGCACAACGGTTTCCGATGTGGACGCATTCGTTGCTACGCTTGAGGGACAGCTTCAGGGCAAGGGCTATCTGCAAAGCCTTCCTGATTGTTGCCATGATTGTTGACATGGCTAATAAAACCAGATAATAGTATCGGCATTATGGCATTCACCGCTGGCAATCTTTACACAAACTCACAAGGCAATCTCTACGGGACTGACAAGGGATCTGCTGTGACCAATAAGCAAGCTGTTGCCGAGCCGACAATGACTTGGCTCTGCACCAAAGTCAGCAAGGTGTTCGCTGTATTCAAGAGCAAAAGCGGAAGCCCTAATGGGACAGTTCATCGTCTGCGTATTTACCGCGATCAGCTTGGTCATTTTGTGTTCCCTAGCGGACGCTTTGACGGCGCACCCATCTTTCGTGCTTAATCGGCTACGAGTCTGTAGACTATAGCCAAAAGCAGGAACAGATTTATTAGGCTACAGGCTAAAATTATTTTGATGTCGCGCTTCATTTCTTTTTGGTCTTTGGGATGTCACGGCTGAATGCGCGGCCATAAATTGTCTTGAGCCGGATATTTTCAGGCAATTCCTGAACAAAGACACGCAATCGCATGGCATATTCAGGAGTCATTAGCTTGATCAGGTGGCTAAACTCCTCTCCGGCAGCGGCCAGCTTGGTAGCCTCGACATAACTATGTGTTTGCAACTGGTCGTGCTGTGCGTACATGATGGGTGATCTTATCAGATCAATTAACAATAACAACGAATGAATGAGAACGGATACAGGATAGAGCCACCAGCATCGCAGAGGATTTACTACAAACACGCTCTGAAGATCAGGGCGGAGGCAGACCGCGACGAGGAGATGGGCATCCTGTATGCCGCGCAATATATCCTGCTGAACACGATTACGAATCCTGTCCAGATTGACGAGATCGACAAGCCAATGGCTGAAAACGTAGTCCGGCAATATGTGCAACACTTGTTGGATTGGAATCACTTTGAGGCAGGCGCGACGATCCTTTGGGGGCCGGATGTCTACGACTGGAGGCCATCGTCAGGCAGACAGGTGTGGCGTTGCCTATTTGAGAACGATCAGGTGTTGGTGCAGGGAGCCGGAGCTATGGGCAAGTCATTCAGCGCAGGCGCATGGTTCTATCTGGATTGGTGGCGTGACCCTGCTTACACCTGTATTAAGGTCATCTCGCTGACGAAAGAACACGCCGAACGGAATATCTTTGCGAACATCAAAACATTCCATCGGACGGCACTTGTGCGGCCATTGTCGGATCAGGAAGAGAAGGCGACGAGCATCCAGGTCAACAGCGACAGCAAGAACGGCATCCAGCTAGTTGCTATCCCTCGCGGAGAGTCTGGGCATGGAACTCTTCGCGGATATCACCCAACACCTAGGTTTGGTGCAGAGCATCACCTCTGGGGACGCTTGAGCAGAACCCATGTCGTGCTGGACGAGGCCGAAGAGATCCCTGCCGGAGTCTGGGAAGGCATCAACAACATCATGTCTACAAGCGATAAGAACAAATATCGCGGTCACATCAAGATATTCGGCGCGTCCAATCCTAAAGACAGGACTAGTAGCTTTGGTCAGCGGTGTGAGCCGAAGGCCGGATGGGGAAGCGTGGACTGCGAGGATGACCATGAATGGGAATCCAAAGAAGGCTACCATGTTTTGCGGCTAGATGCGGCAAAGTGCGAGAATGTGATTGAGAAGCGGATCGTCTACTCCGGCTTGCAGACCTACGAAGGATTTATGCGGTACATGGGAATGGGCCGAACAGCGGAAGCCATGACGATGGCTCGCGGGTGGTTCCCAGAGGAAGGACAGGCGATGGGCATCATCACTCCGGCCATGATGGACAACAGCATCGGTAATGTGCGTTTTATCGGGCCTGTAGTGCCGCTGGCGGCGTTTGACTTGGCTCTGGAGGGTAATGACCAAGTAATGTGTTCCTATGGCCGTTTTGGGCTTTCTGACGGCTGGACACCGCAATCCGGCAAGTTCATTGAATTCCCGAAGCCAAGGGTGGTCTTGCAGCTTGACTCCCAGATCCCGTTCCCCAAGAAAGCTACGCTTGAGCAGACGCAGGCGATCATCAAGTTCGCCAACCAGATGAAGATCGGGCCGAACTGGATCTGCGTGGATCGTACAGGAAACGGTGCAGGCATCCATGACAGCCTTTGCACGCTCTTTGGCAACGAGGTCATGGGCGTGAACTACTCATGGGCGGCGAGCGAGCATCACATCCTTGGCGACGACAGCCAGAAGGCTAACGAGCTATACAACGGGGTCGTTACTGAATTGCTATTCGGTCTGGCGAAGTACCTAGAGTTTGAGTACCTGAAGATCAGCCCTAGCTTCCGCAACGAGGAGTTAATCCGGCAAGCCACAGGCCGGAGGTACAAGCAAAAGGGCAAGGGTCTCGTCAGGGTGGAGAGCAAGGGAGAGTATTGCAAGCGTACCCGCAGCAAGTCGCCGGACGCGCTGGATTCCCTGTCATTGCTGGTCTACCTGATGCGCCTGCGTGGAGGCGCGGTGGCTACGATGAACGAGAAGAAGCCAGAGCCTCGCCAGCGGGTGAAGAGCTTGCAATCTATTGTTGACGAACTTTCGTTCGTTGATATGTCTGATTAAGCAGATCCACAAGTGTGGAACCCTGTTACGATGTCGCTCGCGGGGTGGGGAAACCTTGTGGGCGGCATCAGCAATACCCTGTAGTGTAATGGTAGCACAACAGACTTTGACTCTGTTCGTCATGGTTCGAGTCCATGCGGGGTAGCCAATCTGTTAAAAAAATGCGGTCGTTTTATTAACAGAAAGCATTGTTGCCATCCTGCTACAGAATTGCCGATAATGTAGCGTATCGTTGACATTGTGCTGGTGTTGACGATCACCGACTTTTTGCGGTGATTGACCAGATTATTCACCGCATTATACCCGATAGGGAACAATTTGCCCGTTTAGACACCAGATTATACCCGATATGGTGCAGTAACGCACATTTTTGTAACAGAATGTGCATTAAGAAGACAAATATGGAGCCGAAATGCGGTTTTATCGACATATCTGGCAAACGTGTATAGAAAACGGCGTTTTGTCGACATATCCGGCTAGTTGTGTAAAGGAAATGGCGTTTTGCTTTACATAAGCTGGTTTGTGTTAAGCCTGCTTCATACGAAGGCTAAAGAAAACCGAAGGAGAAAGGAAACACCCCCCTGATCCCCCCATGACTTCATGAGGAAAGGAAAGAGTAAGGAAAAGAAACTGCTGCCCTCCAATTGAAGTCACAGATTGTGACCGCAAGATGAAGGCAGAGTGTTTCTTCTCTGCTCTGCTGGGTAAGGCGTTTTGGTTCGCCAAAGCCAGTTCTGCCAAGCCGCTGTGATACGCATGCACACTCGCTTGTGGTTCCTTGCGAGTAATGCCCATAAAGAGAAAAACCGCCGAGTGTAGCAGCACAGGGCGGTCTTTCAGCAGGCGAACCTGCGGGGGTTGAAAATCGTCGTTAGAATGCTGCTACATTCAGAACAACGCGAATATGGGCTTGATCGCAAAACCAGTCAACAATATATTTTTGATCCTCTAGAGATTGTTCAATCACCGATTCGTCTAACTGGAAGGATATGGCCTGCTGGTCATGAATGAGGGTTCGATTCCCTCATCGGATGATTGATTAGAAAACGCATGGATAATCACCCATGAGTTGACTTTCAGCGCATAATCTAATCAATTGCTCTACATGCAAGAAAAGTCTCCAACCAAAATTGAGCAAATAGACATCAAGAAGCTGATCCCCTATGCAAGGAACAGCAGGACGCATAGCGATATCCAAGTCAGCCAGATTGCTGCCAGCATTAAGGAGTTTGGATTCACTAATCCCGTCCTGATCTCCGACACCTACGACATCATCGCCGGACATGGCCGTGTCCTAGCAGCCAAGAAGCTAGGTTGGGATTCTGTTCCCTGTATCAGGCTGGATCACCTGACCGACACACAACGCCGTGCCTATGTCATCGCAGACAACAGCATCGCACTTAACTCTGACTGGGATTTTGATATGCTTTCTGTCGAGATTGATGAACTAAATGACTTCAAGTTCGACGTTTCACTATTAGCGTTCACCAACGAACAGCTATCAGAATTGATCGGATCTCCCGAAGATCCCGTCGATAATGAGCTAAAAGCAGACGAAAAGACGCGCGATACCTGCATTTGCCCAAAGTGTCATTTTGAGTTTGTAAAATAACTAATACTTGCGTTGGGTATTCAAATAATATACGACGATTAAATGGCGACTCCTATTGAAGGTATGATCCCGCCGTCTGGCTGGCATTATTACCAAAGCGATGTCCGGCTAAACGGCAGCAATTACCGCGACCTCCTGAAGGTTGTGGAGAACTATCGTGCCGAGAATCATTTGCCATCCGGCGATGTCGAAGGAGATGTAAATAGCTACATTTGTTCTAACTGGCCGACATTCTGTCATGGCGTGGACATGGTAACTATTACTTCTGTCCACGCTCCTACTGCAACGACCGAACTTCTCAATGACATTCAGGTGTGGGCGCGTAACCTTCAACAGGCTAACCGACAGCTTCTTATGGTTACAGACGAGGAGGCAGAACGCCGCGCCAAGATTTGCCGAGGATGCGTCCAGAATGTCAATTGGCGTGGAGGGTGCGGATCTTGCATTCAGGCTACTGATCGCATTTCTGCGAGCGTTCGTCAGGGTCGTAATACTCCTTCCAGCGAAGTGCTTGGCGGTTGCCTCCTGCAACGCCATGACAACCGCTCTGCTATTTTCTTTGATAAAGACGAACTGCAAAGAGCAACCAACCTACCAGAGAACTGCTGGCTAAATACATAATATGGCTAACCTGAAACCGCTACCTCCGAAGATCACAGACGCATTTGCTAATAAAACAGCGCGTGTAGTTGACGCTCACGACAAGCCAAGAATTCTGGATCTGGATGTGGTAGACCCTGACAATGGGAATCTGGATACGGTTGATCCCAATACGCTCCAAGTACGCCGGACATTCAAAGACGCTACGCAGGCACACGCCGCATACCGCCGCCTAAAGCAGCAGAATGTTGAGCGCAATCGCAAGAATCAGCTTATCCAGAAGAAACTGAACCTTGAGCCTCCCTACAGCAATAAGAAGCTGGAAAGCATGGGGCAGAACTGGCGCAGCAATCGTCCTACAGGATTCCTTTCGACGATGGTGAGCCGCATTCAGCCTCCATTCAAGGAGGTCATTGAGACTGCGGCGACCCTGACCTTTGCCGAGTATCCGATTGAGTCGATTGATGCCGAGAACAAGACCAAGGTATTCCGCGAGGAAATCACCAAGGCTATCAGGGGATGGAAGGGGTTTGATGATCTGGTTGCCCAGATTGTCCATGAGAATGTCACCTTCGGCTATTGCGGTCTCTGCTGGGATGATCTGCGTGATTGGAAGCCGGAATTCCTGCGTCAGGACTACACCTTCTTCAGCATCGAAACGCCGCAGGTTACCGACCAGACTCCGATCTGGGGACGCAAGCGCAGGTATCAGATTGCCGAGCTTCTGCCTGTTCTAGAGAACCCGCCGCTGTCTGCCGCTGCCGGATGGCACATCAATAACCTCGTCGAGTCGATCAACAACGCTATCCCTGCTGGTAGGACGCTTGATGCTGATGACGATGCTCGTCGTTACGAAGACTGGATTCGTGAGGGAAGCTACGGCGCATCCTACGAGAATGATGCGAAGTATGTTGAGCTAGGCGAAATATTGGTGAGAGAGCCACACGGCAAGATTAGCCGCTATTTGTTTGATGACAAGTCTGGCAAGGAAATCTGTACGCAGGTTGACCGCTACAACAAGATGAGCGAGTGCCTTGCGCTGTTCTCTGTTGAGATCGGATCTGGCAATCTGATGTCCAGCCGAGGAGCAGGCCGTGACCTTTACAACACGCACGTTGCGGTCGAGAAAGCTCGTAACCTTGTCGTGGACAACACCTATCTCAAGGGGCTTCTATTGCTCAAGAAAGGGCCGAATGCCAAGGTTGGCGTACCGCCTCTGACTGTTGCTCACCCCGTTGCTTACGTCTCCGAAGGTTACGAGGTCATCCCGCAGAACGTACCTGCTGATACCGACGACTTCCTCAAGCTGGATCAGTTCGTGTCCGGCCTAGCCGAGATCCAAGTCGGAACCTTCCTCCCGTCTGCACCCGTTGAGGCCGGAGGCAAGAAGACAGCGTCTGAAGTCAATCGCGTTGCCGCCATCGAAAATCAGATCCGAGCCGGAATCCTGATGCGGTTCTCTCGCCAGTTCTCGCAGGCCGTCGAGCGTATGCAGCGTGGACTCTGCCACCCTGAACACATCAAGGCCGCTGCTGACCTGAAGGCATTGCTGGATGTCGTTCGCCAGCGTGAGCCTAACGCTGTCTGGGCGCGACGAGAGGTCGTTGATGCCTTTGATCGTAGCCTAA